TCCAATCAAATAATTCAGCATTGTCCACGCCCACAACTTCGAAGTCTGCGGCCTCAGCTTTGGCATGCTGCGATCCGATTGAGCTGCCCACTGCAATACATAATTCTGCACTACGAAAACCGCTAGTCACCTTGACCCTGCCGAAATGGTCACGTACCGGCTGAAGAATATTTTCACACAATGCTTTTAATTTTTCTATTTGTTCTGCGTTAGGATTATTGTTGATGCCTTTTCTAATAGCAGTGTCGCTTTTGATAAGCTCTGATAAAGTAAAATTACGTGTCAAATTCATTTTTAAATCCTTTTCTATTATACACTTTTTTATTTTTAATTACACGTTGTTTGTATAATGGAGTTCTAACTTCTCTTGCATAAGGGTTTAGCCTAACATCTCTGAGTTTTTGTGCAAGTTTATTTAATCTTTTCAATTCTAAGAATTTTGTTGTCTGCATCAAGTTCTGCCTTAACTTTTGAACACATATAAACAGCGTTGCTGTTTCTTGTTGCGATTCTTTTCTTCTCTAAACATTTGCTAATAGATGGAGTCCAAGTCATCTCTACAAGTTTTTGTTCTACACCTACAAACATTAATAAAGCTATGATTGTTTCCATTAGTGATTACCATTCCTTAATTTTTCTATTTGTTTATTTATAATATCTACCTGTTCTTTTAAATGATCTATATTAACTTTATTATATCTACTAGCTTCAATTTCTTTTTCTATAGATTCTATTTGTCCAGCTAAATGTTCGATAAGCATAAACATCTCTAAGTTCTTTGGTTCTTGTTCAGCTTTCTTTAATAGATCAGCTTGGAATAAAGTATCTGCTGTTTCTAATGCTCCAATTCTACCCGTAAGGTTGGCGTAGCCGAACACGGCTCCACTGACGACTAAAATTATCCCAATTAAATTAGCGAGAGGAAGCTGTAATTTAGACTCAGAACTAACTCTGATTGTATCGTCTTTCTTAGCCATTAAATAATCTCTTGTAACCTTTTACAACTTGCGCAACAATTTTTTTCCAAATTTTTTTAATCATGTTTTTTCTCCTCAATTTCGTAGAAGAATTTATCAGTGTCTTCTGTTTTCCATTGACCTGTATCCTCTACATTCCATTCAGATGTTTGGACCTTCCAGTCAGGAATATTATCCTTGACCGTAAAAGAAGGTAGATCCCATATACATCTATTGTTTGGCTGTGCTGCATAATTACCATCATCTAATGCAATTATGTGAGCGCACTTGTGTTCGTGCGGTACTTCCGAATGATCGGTATCTAATATATTACTTTCAGGGTGTGCAAAGTCAATGGTAAATAAATATTTACCAGGGTGCCATTTCTTATCTTTACCTATATATTTACCTGATACACCTGTTAGGATATCCCAATTAGTAACAGCAGGATAATAACTAAAAGAATTCCAGAGCTGAAGCTCATCAAGTCTACGCCTAGGAACGTCCTCAACTTTAAATCCACGTTGAATAAACGCTGAAATAGGCAGTCTATAAAAGATTGCACCATTTTCCATAATAGCATGAAATAATGTACTGCGACCTGTAATAGAGCTAATACCAAAGATAATGCAATCTTCAACTTCTCCATGATGTTTTTTAAGATCATATAAATACTCCCTTCTTATTTGTGCGTATTCTACCGGTATGTTTGCATTTAAATAAGCCATAACTACTCCTTATCATATATATCTCCCCAAGTCTTTCCTTTTTCGTAATCAACTTTGTTTGGAACTTCCAGATTAACAGCACTCTCCATTATTTCAATTATCTTTTTTGCGTGTGACTCTGACTCTACAGAAAGATCTAATTCATCATGTATTTGTATGTGTGCAAGAATTCCCTCTTTATATAATTCTAACATAGCTTTTTTAGTCATGTCAGCTGCACTACCTTGAATTAATTTATTTAAAGCTTTGTATGTAAATGCTCTTCTAATCCCTGGTCCGTGTTCCCTGAGAGCATCTTCATGAGACATGGCTTTATGCATACCAAACTGGTTTGGTTCCCACAAATGAAAACGGCATAAACGACCTAGAAGAGTACGGATCTGTCCACGCTCTTGAGCTCGATTAGAGGCCGAATTCATTAGTTGTTTAACAAAGGGTACCTTCGCATGGTATTGGTCAAACAATTCTGCTGCTTTATCTTTTGATACACCTAACTCTGCTTGTAATTTTGCTTTACCCATTCCATAGAATAAACCAAGATTAATTACTTTAGCTTGAGATCTTGGTATCTTTGCAAGATCAGCTACGGTTTGGTGAAAGTCTGTAGATGAATCTGTTTCATATGCATCAACAACATCAAACACTGAAGGAAATTTATGTAAGGCCGCATAATGCACAACCAGTCTTGGTTCCTGCTGAGAGTAGTCAAAACATCCCCAAGTGCATTTATCTTCTGGTAAAAATAATGAACGAATCATAGGTCCTAGATCCTTGTTCCTTGCTGGTAGTTGCTGTAAGTTTGGATTATTATAACTAAATCTTCCAGTGACGGTGCCACCTTGATCTGATCTTATTTGATTAATTTCTGCATGAATACGACCTTTATGTTCGTATTTAATTATGGTATCAATAAAAGTAGTATGAGCTTTATTTATTTCTCTAGCTTGTGCTATCATTTTAACTACAGGATTAGAATGTTCTTGTAAAAAATTTTTAGTAAAGGAAGGTGCATTTGTTTTTTCAGTTCTTTCGTAAGGTAAACCAAGTTTATCAAAAACTTTGGCAATTGATCTTGCAGCCCATATTTGAGGTTCTATTGTACTTTCTTTTTTTATGTTTAGCAGTAACTGCTGTTCTTGTGATAGGAGTTGCTTTTTTAATTCATGAGCTTTTTTCACGTCAACTTTCACACCAAGAAATCTCATGTCTACCAGACAAGGAAACAGATCTGTCTCGAGATTAAATACAGACTCAATATCTTGATAAATAATTTCTTTTTTAAAAATTTGCCAAAGTTCTAAAGTTAATTCTGCATCTTTCTCTGCGTAAGATCCAACTTCCATAGCTGGTAATTGCCAAAGATCTGCTTTAGGATCTAAACCTCTTGACTTTGCAGCTTCATTTAAAGCGGCCTCTGATTTACCAAAACCTAAATAATCCCAAGATAAAGTATTTAAATCATATTTAAATCTATTTTCATCTATTAATGATGCAGCTATCATTGTATCAACAATCATACCATTTATTTTTATTCCCATGCTTTTAATCCAACACACATCATACATAGCGTTGTGAAAAATTTTTACAGAGGGTGAGGCCATAACATCTTTAAACCATTCTAAAACTTTTTTGCGATCCATGTTTGGCCCTGATCCGTGAGCAATAGGAAAATAAAATTTTCTACCTGGTACAGCAACAGCAATACCAACAACTTCTCCATTACCAATTACAGAACCACTACCTCTGGTTTTTAAATCAGGATCTCTTGTCTCTAAGTCTACAGCAATTTCTTCATAAGATCTTAAATCTGGATACTCTTCAGGTTCAATCCACTCGGTTTGTGCCTCGAATCTAGGAATTATCATTTTTTAGAATCCTGAATCTTTTTTATTTCTAACTCGCAGTAATGAATTATTTTTTTTAAATCTTGAACACCATCTTTCATTAAATATCTAACGACATATTTTATAACAACTCCTTGAAAAAAAGAGAGATCGTTTTTAGATATAAACTCATAAGGTTGAATTACATAATTTTTATAATGCTTTGGACCTTTCTCTTGTGGAAATGCTTCTTTAAAAATATCTTTATTTGTCATAAATTATAACCATGCCTTTCTATTTTAGCTCTCATTAAGTATAAATTATTCTTACTTCTTGTGATCCCGACGTACCACACTCTATGCTCTTCATCTCTTTTTCTTATACTTTTTAACACAGCTTCTCTAATTTTCCTAGCGTTATCTAAAACTAGTATAACGTTTTCACATTCTCCACCTTTTGCAGCATGAATGGTTGATACTTTAATTCTTGGATATTCATTTAAATTTTCTTTATTAGATAATAAGAGTCTAATATATAATTTTTCTTCAAGGGGTGCTTTATCAAAAGCTTCAAACCAAGGATGAGTTTTTACCCATTCGTGATGAAGTAAAGTCATATAATCTTGTATGTCATCTATATGAATAGACTCTAATTTTTCGCCATTGCACCATTTAGAATAGTTAACAGCTGCTTTGTATAATTTTTTATTATAACTTCTTACGTATTTATTTTCAAAGTTAAGACCTTTTAATTTTAATTGTTTAGCAATTTGAATAGATTTAGTAATTGTTCTAGTTAAAATTAACCAGTTATCTTTTGATAGATCTACGTTATCTAAATTATTAATTTTTATACAAGAACCCTTTTCCTCTTTTGAATAATAATCTTTTTTTGCTCTCAAACCTTGTATTCTACTCACAACTATATTTGACATCTCTTGAATTTTTATTGGAACTCTTCTAGATTTTTTTAGTACAACCTCTTTTGCTGGTTCTTTAATAAATCTGTCTACATCTGCACCTGCCCAAGTATAAATAGCTTGATCATCATCTCCTGCAAGGTACAAATCATTTGTATTTTTTTTAATTACATCAAACATTTTCCATTGTATTGGTGATAAATCTTGAGCTTCGTCTATAAAAACAACATCAAACTTTGGGCA